GATTACATCAAGTTGTTAACCTTAACTTTGCGGTAGTAGTAGTTGTTGCCAGAAGACAAGCCATCACCAGCAGCATCCAAAGAAGTGAATGGGTTTGCGACCATGCCGTAGCGAGTCTTGAAACCAATCTTTGGTTGGAAAGTAGATGGGTCAACTGCACGAACCAACTGAAGTGGAACGTATGGGCAGTAGAACACACCAGCGTCAAAAGCGGAAGTGCCTTTGTAACCAGCCATGAAGAACTGTTGACCAGTACCAGCAGAAGCGTTAGCAACGGTATATGGATCAACATACACTTTGTAACGACCATTCAACACACCAGCAAACACTGTTGAAGATTCATCAACATTCAAGCTAGTAGACAATGCAGGAGCATAGTCAAGAACACCAGCCATTGCCAATGCAGAAGCTACGTCGCTTGAGCAAACAATGAAGTTACCCTTGCCACGACGAGTTGCTTGAGCGATAGCATTTGCTTCACGTTCGATTTGGAACAAGAGACCTTTGAATTTCTCAACAGACCAACGACCATTAGAGTCAACGTCCAAGTCAAAAGTACCAGCAGTAGCAGTACCTTGTTGTGCACCAACTTTAGCAGAGGTGTAGATTGTACGGATAACTTCACGATTGATTTCAGCCAAAATTTCTGTAGAAAGAATGTTGCTCAATTCGCCTTCAGCATCAAGACCATGAACTGATTTCAAGTCTTGTGCAAGTTCGATTGAGTATTCAGCTTTCAACTGACGAGACTTAGCAACAACGCTGGTCTTCTCGATTGAGAATGCCATTTCGTTGAAACGATCGCCAGCTTCAGCAGCAGCAGTACCTTGACCAACACCAGTAGTATAAGTAGCAGCGTATGGGTTTGCACCAACGTGAGCAGGAGAAGCAGCACCAGCGAAGTCTGTATCAGCTTCGTTGAACAATGCTTCAGTACCAGTTTGAGTAGCGTAACGGCTCTTCATTGCAAAGATCAAACCAGTTGGTTGTGTCATTGGCTGAACACCGCAGATGTCATAAGCGATCATCTGTGGAGCAGAACGACGAACCAAGCTGATCAATACTGGATCAAAACCAGTAACACCAGTGCCATCACCAGCAGCACCACCACCCAAAGTGCCGATACCAGTACCGACGCCATTGGCAGGAGATGCTTCGAACAATGCGGATTTTTCTTCACGCAATGCACGTTCTGTGTTCTCTAGGAGAACAGCTGTAACTTCTTTACGATAGTTATCTTTGATCGGAGACACACCCTCATGATTGAGGATCGGTGCCCATTTTTCGATTAATTGTTGACGAGTAGTCATTTTTAAATCCTTTTAGATTATTTTTTAATGGAGTTCAGAACGGACAAATAAGACTTCATCATTGGATCAACTGCTTTGAATTCTTCAGTAATAACTGGAGAATCTGTAACCACTGATTCAACTAATGATGTAGATTTGTTAGTAAAGTAATTTTCACGAATTGTCTGTAGTTTCTTCTTAAAAGAATCAACGTCTTCGTAGCTAAGTTCTTCGGCAAGACCTTTGAACTTTTCTACATCGGTGTCAGCCAAACCATCGGCAGCATCAGAAACAGCAGCAATACGCTTTTGCTCATTGATTTGCTTTGATAGGTCAACATTGGTTGCAACAGTCTCGTCCAACTTTGATTCAAGTTGTTGGAGTTTCTCTTGCATATCACCTAGTACGTCAAACTTTTCTTCTGGGACTTCAATGTAGTGCTCTGCGAACAGACCCTTCATTCCTTCAACAAAAGACTCAAGTATTTCAGACTTCATACCAGATTCAAGGGCGATCTCATTCTGTGCAATCCACTGCTCAACTACGTAGTTGAGGTATCCATCAACTTTGTCAACTAACCCCTCTTTGATTTCTTCAACCTGTTCGGCAAGCTGATTATCAAACTCTTCTTGCAGTTTAGTCACTTCGGCTTTTACACGAGTGATAACTGCAGCTTCGAAGATTGTAGCAGCTTTGGTTTTGAATTCCTCGGAAAGGTCTTCACCATTAGTAAGAGCAGCAACGTCTTCAGTGACGTCGACTGTGATCTCACGAGCAACTTTTTCTTCTGTAACTTCTACAACTTCTTCAGTTGTAACTTCTGTAGCGTCATCAACAATTTCTTCAATTGTATCTTCGGCTACGACTTCTGTTGTGTCCTCTTGAAGCGTTTTTGCTTCAGCGAGTAATTCAGCGATTTTTCTTTCGATAGACATCTGTATCTCCTGTAACTGGATGAGTTCTATATTATTTATTATTTAGCGAATTTTACCCAAGAAATGCTGGAAGGCATGTAACTTGGCTTCGT